ATGGCCCGCGGCATCACCGAAACTGACGTCCATACCGCCGCTGACGAGTTGGTCGCCAAGGGCGAACGCCCAACCGTAGAGCGGATCCGGGCTCACATGGGGACAGGCTCGCCGAACACGGTGACCCGCTGGCTGGAAACATGGTGGAACCGACTTGGCACGCGCCTGCAGCCAGCGCGTCCGAACCTGGAAGATGCGCCAGCGGTGTTGGTAGAACTCGCCGGGCAATGGTGGGGGTTGGCGCTGAAGCATGCCCAGGAGGCCGCCCGTCGAGAGCTTGCATCCTCCGAGCGGGCCCTAGCTTCCGAGCGTGATGCGCTGGAGGCCAGCTCCCGACTTGTGGCTGAAGAGCTGGCGCAAATGCGTGCAGAGCGCGACGTTGCAATCACCGGGGAGAGAATTGCAACGACCCAAGCTTCAGAGCTACAGCACCTGGTCGACCAGCTTCAACTACAGATCTCTGAACTTGCAGAGCAGCGCGACCTCGAGCGTCGAAGAGCCGACCGAACCGAAACAGCGAGACAGCAACTCGACGTCCGGCTTCACGAGGCCCTACAGACGGCGAAATCTGAGCGCGAGGACTGGACCGAGTACGTCAGATCTGTCGAGAATCGAGCGCTGAGCGATGTCGATCGAGCGCGCCAGGACGTCAAAGAGCTCCATGCGCAGCTAAGCAAGACCTCCGAACACCATAGGCTCCTTGAGAACCAGCTGCGCCAGGATATCCAGGTCGCCCAATCGGCGGCAGCAACGGCCACCCAGTCTGCGGATATCCTGCGTGGCAGATGTGAAGCTCTCGAAGGGCAGCTTTCAGGGCTTCGCAATATGCCAACTCCGCAAGAAGTGGCACCCAAGCGGCCCAAGAAAGTTCGTTCAACCGCTGCGCCGGGAGCGTGTGCGGTGACTCCGCGCAAGACGCGTTCTACGGGCTAGCCAAGCAGCCCAGCAGGTGAATGAGACCGCATATCCGGCGATTGCGGCGGCAATCAGCATGATTTCTCGATCAGTATCGTTCATGGAGGAAGTCCGAAGTTGAGCCTTGGCGTCTACGCCATGGTATCTGACGCTACATAGCGTAAGTGCGGGCGCAATGGCTGCATTCAAACTTTATCGAAAAACCTCAGCTCGATGACAGAAGTGCGGGCAGCATGGCTGCATCCTGCGGCAAAGCACCAGGGCAGAAGACGCGAATCGGGGCGTCTTTTTCGTAGCTCGAGCAAATCTGGGGAGGCCTATCCGTGGATCCTACGAATTGCGGGCGGGTTTCCGAACCAGATAGGGCGAGTTTCCTCTGTTTCCCGGGCAACTTCTCAACGTCAATCAACGTCAATCAATTGCCATGCAGAGCCAACGAAGGCTGCGGCCGCCCGATACAGCATTTCGCATAATGTATATCGTGCAAGGCATGGCCAGCCTGCGGCATAGCCTGCACGTCGCGGGGTAGGGCGGCACCCACGAAAAGGCACAGCGCCATGGCCACCGTGGCGAGTTTCTGCGCAATCCGGCGCCATGCGGCCTTTTCGTCCTCTGAATTACTCCGCTCAGCCATCACGACAGCCGACCACATTTCCGGGCTGTCACCAATGTCCACCGCCATCCGCTCGATGTAGTGGATTTCCGCGTTTTTCCCTTGTTTCCAGAGGGAAACGGTTGCCCGGGACACGCCCAATGCCAGCGCACCAGCGTTGTCGCTCTGGATCTTCTGCACATGTTTCCACCGGCAGAACAGGTCGTAGCTGGCGCTCATTGTCGATACCTACTTGACATGGGTGTACAGGGGTACTTTACAGCTCGCCCCGGTGTCTAGGAATCCTTGACACTCCCGCCACCGGCACCCCAAGGCCGCTGGCGGGCTCTCTTGGGGGCTTGGGGCGAGGGGACGACAATGAGGCAAGAGGCCAACCGAGACCTGCTACTTCCGCACAGGGGCAGAGGGGCGAACCTTCTCGGCCTCAACCAATGCGATGAACTCAGCAGTCTTCTCACGCAAAGTGGCCACACCGGTGGAGCAGAAGTTCAAAGCGGTGGCGAGACTATCTGCGTTCCCCTTCTCATAATCACTAAGCCCCAAGAGAACCATCTCCTCAAGCGTTCCGATGCTAACTTGCATTCGCCAGAATGCTGCCTGCGTTTCATCGTCGAGCATCGCAATCTCTTCAACCGGCCACTTGAGGTAGGACAAGACCCGTCTCA